AACCAATAAGAATGGAAAGAGTAAAAGGTATCATACACACGAATGAAAAATGGCTCAAGAAAGGTGTCATATTCGATTCCGCAGGAGACTCCATAGACCTTAACGATCTGGACAGTTTTTGGCCTTCCACAGATGCCATAGCCATGGCACTTAGCAGAACCTGCAGATTCCGAGGTGTGACAGCATATACAGTTGCACAACATTGCGTTAGGGGAGCAGATGCTTTTTTGGTCATGGGAGATGTGGAAAAAGCATACCAGTTTTTGTATCATGATTCTGTGGAGTATGTGGTGGGTGATGTGCCTGGGCCAGTTATCAAGATGATGCCTGAGATTGACGATCTCCAGAACAAAATCCTGGAGAGGCTGTCGAATGTTTTTCATTTCAAATTCCCGTTTGACCCTGAGGTGATAACCATGGACAATAATCTCGCAGAGATTGAAATGAGCACCTACATCCATGCTCCAGAAGAATTCGCCCATTCCATATGGTCACAGCAGGAAGCTTATCTTCGATTTCTGGAGATGGATAGAACCCTGCAGAAAATGTACAATCTTCAACAACATATACCAACAAAAGAGACTGTTTGATGAAAGACAAGATATTCACCGTAAAATATGCTCCTGCATCCATTGGTGATGTGGTTCTCCCAGAGAGATTGAAAAGCACCCTGGTCAAAGGTGCATACACCAACATTCTGATGTACGGAAATCCAGGCATTGGTAAATCCCTGACTGCCAAGCTGCTTGCGAAGGATTTCATTTCCCACTATGTGAATGTTTCCAAAGATGGCCGTATAGACAACCTCAGAGATGACATCAACGATTTTTGTTCACAAATCCAATTTGGAGAAGATCAATCCGGTGTGAAGGTTCTCATCCTTGATGAGATTGATGGGGCGTCTTCCCAGTTTTATGATGCCTTACGTGGTTTCATGGACCAGTATCCAAATGTGCGGTTCATTGCTACCTGTAACTACATACACAAAGTTCCAGCTCCTATCCAGAGCAGGTTTGAATTGATGAACTTTGATTTTGAATCCCAGGAGGAAAATGACGAGATGTTCAAGCTCTATCTCAAACGGGTTGCAGGCATCATGAAGAAGGAGGGAATGGCAGTTAACAAAGAGCTTCTCCCCAATATTGTGAAAATGTGTCGCGCTTGTTTCCCCGATTGGAGAAAGGTTCTACAGTTCCTACAAAATCTGGTGGTGAGTGGTACGCTGGAAGTTCCGCCAGATGTCGATGTGGTGGCCTATGGCATGGAGGAAATCAGAGACATCTGCCTTTCCAAGCCTGATCCTGTGGGAAACTATGAGAAGTTGATGAAATATGCCACCCAGTCAGACAAAGTGCTGCTTTATCTGGGTGAGTCCTTGCCCAGGTTCATCATGGACAGCAAGCCTGAACTCAACCAAAAAGTGCCACAGATAGTGATGGCGGTAGCAGATCATCAATACAAGCAGAACTTCATGGTGGATGTCTCACTGGCTATGCTTGCCTGTGTGTTCCATATCCAATCTATAATCAACAGCAAATGAGCACAACCCTGATAATAGACTCCAGCAAGTATATGTACCATGCTGCATATGGGTGTTGGCAGAACGACAAAAAGTTTCTAACAAAGATGTCCGATAAAAAGCGGTTCATCAAGAAATATATGAAAGAGCTTGGTGATGTCATCAAGCTCAATTCCTTTGCAAAGCGTGTTGTAATAGCCACTGATTCGAGAAGGTCTTGGAGACACGAAATACCATCTGATTTCGAGTACAAAGGCAACCGCAAGAAAAAGAAGGAAAACAAGTTCGACTTCGGGCTGCTGAATGAGGTGATGAGGGAAGTGGAAGAAATAATGGTGGAGAAAAACATATGTGTTTTCAGTGTTCCAGGTGCGGAAGGTGATGACATCATGGCTATCGTTTCCCAGGTTCTCTTCGATAGAGGCGAATCTTCTGTGCTCATCACCAACGATGGAGACATGAAACAGTGCGTGAAACATCATGAGAAAGGCCATTTCGTGGCCACGTACAGCCCTGACAAAGAGACATACTATGTAAGTAGCCTGCAGGAAGACAAGCCCAAGGTAGACCCTTTCGAAGCTCTCTTCGAAGGTCTTTCCATGGACGATCCCTTCTCCTCCATGGAGCCTAAAGAGTTGGTGAATCCGGTATTGGTTTTGTTCGAAAAACTGGTGGCAGGTGATCCTAAGGACAACATACCATCCATCTACTATAGACCATACGGTAAAGGCACTGCCAGGATCACAGAGGATAGAGCAAACATCTTGTGGGCAAAGTACGACATAGCCAGCCACATAGATACGGTTGACAGATTCCTCAGGGAAATGGGCATGAAAGATGGGGTGATAAGAAACCTCATACACTCCATCAAATTGATGTACCCAAGAAAATCTGGAGAGGATGATGTCAAGACCATAGCCAAAAACATTGTTCGAAACTTGAGGTTCCTTTGTCTACATAAATCCATATACGACAACATGGAGTTGTCAAAGGACATGTATCAGAAGATAGTGGGAAAGATGGACGAGAAAACATTTGGGGCTGGAGTAAAAGCCCTCACTGTGAACCCACTGGACATTTTTGATGGTACCAAGTACGACTTTGGTGAATACAAGGATTCGGTTTACTACAAAAACGCATAAGCATGGCATTCAAGACCAAGAGAGAAATAGAAATGAATACGAAGAGGGAAGCCCAGAAGATGGGACTCTTTGATTTCATATGCTACGTGTTCACCGATAACAGGTTCAGGTACGTGCCTGATAACATCAAAAACAAATACTTCTTCATGACAATGAGGAGGTTGTCTATCATGTACCCAATCCAGGCAGAAGCTCTTTCTCTACTTCATGCCCCCAACAAAGCGGTTATCTTGGACTATTGGAACAGGATGTTGTCAAGGCAGATGACCAAAATGCCAAAATGGGCATACACCAAGGCAGAAAAAGCTGAGAAAAAAGCCAAAAACAAAATCGAGCCTCAGATGGTCAGGGAATATATCAACTTCCATCGGCTATCAGAAAAGGACTTCGACTTTACCTTGAAACTCCATCCTAAAGAGTTTGAAAAAGAGGTTCTTGGTTTTTGGTACGGGAGACATCCGAAAGTAGAACAGATGAAACGTATTGGCAAAGCCACCAAGCATCAATCAGATCATCAGACGGACTTTTCATTACTTTGATTTCCGTTTTCACCTTCCTGATGGTTTTCATCTTGGGTTTGGTGAAATAATCCCTGTTCTCCTTGCAGAAGTTTAGATATGAGTCACCATCATCTTTGTTCCTGGCAATCCAAGCTTCGTACATTTGGTGCTTATCCATATTGCCTTTGCCTGCAAACTTCTTAATGGTAGGACCGGACACCACATAAAATCTCTCCAAATCTCCCTCCAGCAGATCGTAGCAAACCCAATCCCTCACATAGGTTCCCAGCTCTGCAGCTTCAACTAGGGTATTGGGGTTAGAACCATATGAATAACCCTCAGTGACCACCACCAATTCTTCCCTATTGATTTTGTACATCTCAAGCAGGTTATCGATTGCCTTGGCGACAATGTGGAAAAGTTTCTTGTTGTTGTTCAGGGAAAAACGCTGTGCGATCTCATACTTCATCTTGGGTGATTTTGGTTCCCTCACAAATGGTATGAAAGTGACATTATCAAACCCCTTGATGGTTTCTATGAGTTCGTTGGTGTAGTTGTCGGTGGTAAGGTCTTTCTTCTTGCTGAACCTTCTCAGGTTCAAGATGGAGACGTAATGGGATTTGCCATTAACCATTAGACAAATCCCTGGTGAGTTCAAACTGAGATCGATTCCTAGTACCATTAGTCTTTCTTTTTATTGAGATTCTTCTTGACGTTGACCACTCTCTGCTTACTTATGTGATGCCCAGGCTTCGTTTTTGATTCTATTGCCCTGGCTATTTCCATTACGCGGTAATTCTTTCCTAATAGGAATTCAACTTTCTTGTTGATAGAAATAAAACTTGATAGTTCATTCAAGTCTTTTTCGTCTATATTGGTGGTGTTAAGTTCTGTTGATTTCATGTTTATGCATAACATTTTACACCATTGTATGGTGGCGTATTTGATATGGTTTCTGTGATCAGCTACTTGGTATTACCCATTTTGGTTTTACCACCAAGTCGTTTATGACATTAGAACTACCACGCCTGTCATAAAGAGGTGTTCTAGTCATGTCGAGTCCACCACCGATTTCTATATTTGGTGATATGGTTTCCACATCTGAATAATTCAATAATAGATTACCGCCTATTCTTATATTCCCCCGCAGATGGGTTATGGATGATCGCATCATATCGAGTTTTCTGGCGACATACATTTCTCCTTGTGATGGGAATGTGGCATTCTCCACGCTGTTCATGTCTAGATGACCGCCTATCCTAATTCCTTTTTCTGGGAATATGACATTTTTGGTGCCGGACAATACCAGATTGTTGTCAATGGTTAATGTGTCTTTCATGATGACATCTACACAATCTTCCATATATAAGCCCCAATGCATTTTCGCCTTGGGCATTTTTATTTTTTTGAGACCTCTTGCATATATGTCTCCATAAACAGTTAGTTCACTTGGTAGTTCTGTGATGAGTGTGTTGCTTATATTCAAATCTCCATTTATTATTAGACCATTCGGCAACATTCTTATACTGGTGTTGGCGAGGTCCAAATTTCCAGAAAATGTTTTTTCCCATTCATATAAAGTGGATGGTTCATGAGTTATCTTGAAAATGGTAGGCAGATCGTCTATTTGGCGCTCCCTCTCAAGGTATTTCATCATCTTATAAAACAAGGTGTTGCCGTAATCAACAGGGTTATCATCCTTGTCCATGAAATCATCACCACTATATTGATACTTTGTGCCTCTGTCATTTATGAAAATGAAGATATCATCAGCCTTATTGTATGTGTCGTAGTATCTACGGGTATTGCCAGTGGCAGTGCACCATTCAGTTCCGGAGCCAAGCTCACAGGAGGCATCATAGAGGTCTTCCCTGCCTTGAGGTATTTTATAAACATCAAAGCCCTCTACTTTACCCACCAGGAGACTTTTGTATTTGTCTTTTTTGGATTTGCCTGATGCCAGGGATGGGTTGCTTTTCTCCTGGTCTTTCAGAAAGAGTATTTCCTTCCTGAACAGGTAGACATCGTTCGCTGTTTTATACTTATTGATATCAGAGTGATTAAAATCTCTCTTCCTTCTGTTGAAAATCTCAAGGTATTCTTTCCATTTATAGATATCTTCTGGTAATATGAACCCATCAGCAACCTTTTTGGCCAACCAGATGGCATACGCAGTTTTACCGTTCGCAGCATCTATGATAGATGGGAATTCTGATTGAGGGATTTTACCAGTATCAACAAACTGTCGCCTCACCCTCATGATGTTTATCTCATTGACGAATTGTTCAAATAATGGTAATCTTCTCATGAGTATTTGAGTCTTTCATTGAAATTTTCGTAATCTTGTTCCTCTATTAGGATCATGTCCGGAGAGAATTTAACATTTGGTATTTTGGTGAAAGTGTACCCAGCACCAGTTTCGTAGTTCCTAAATGGGATGTCTATCTTAATGACTATTTGCTTTTCATCATCAACTGCATAGGCTGAGGTGTGATACTCGCTGGGTTCATATAGTGTTACACCGTCCATGCCCAGGTAGAGTTCAATACAATCAGTTATTTTTGCTGCGATATCATCACAAATACCTCCAGTACCATAGTACTCACAATACCCATCAACCTGTGTCCATCCGAAGTACACCTCCTGCGCCTTGTCTATAACGCAGTCAATGAAGCGTTGGTTGTTTCTGATACTTTTCTCAAGAGGAGATTCGTACCAGCTTTCGTTGATGAATTGTTTGAATGAAGGTATCATGGAATGTTTCGCAGAATAAAAAGAGGGGGTGTATAAAGATCGTTGATCCCTAAAGCACCCTCACTGCACTTCACCGAGTTTTATGCTGTTATGTCTTCGTAGTAGTCAGCCGCGAAATTGACTGTTGGCTGGTAGATGGCCTCAGTGGTGTAATCCAGAGGCATCTCATTGAGTGCTGTTGATGGCCAAATCTCTGGGAAATGCCACTTGCGCACCACTTGGCCTGCTTTGTCATGTAGCTCAAGGGTGAGCTTCCCAACATAGTCTCTCTTGAGACCCTGGGCACCAGTGGCAGGATTGTATATCAACTTACTCCAGTCACGGATGATGTTGTAAGGGATGATTTGATTTTGCTGATTGACGTTCGCCTCAAAGGTCATTGCTAAGTCAACGAATGTCTGCACCACAGTACCACCGAATCTACGGCTAACATGGCGGTATTTCTGCTCCACCAATTCTGGGAGTTTATCAGTTGCCAGACCACTAACGTTGATTAACTGCTCCTGCAAAAGACTGGCATCATGTACTGCCCGAATTGCTTCCGGAAGCACGAAAGTTGCCAACCAAAGAGACTGAAACACAGGCTCATCGTTTGACTGGCTCGTTCTAGAATTTGTATAATGGTACATCGAACTTAATTTATGTTTGTTTCTCTATTTATTTCTATCATTTGTAACCTCTTGATTGGACTCCCTATAAAAGGGCATTAACATCATTTAACAAAAACGGAAAGATATGACCGAAATGCAAAAACTAGTAGAAAGAGTGGAAGCTCTGGAAGCAAGATTCAAAAAACCCACCATCGATGTGGTATCCTTGTCTGGTAAACTCCCACAATATGAATCAGAAGGTGCAGCAGGGCTTGACCTGGAATACTATGGTGGGGAGGATGCAAAACCCATCGTATTCGAACCTGGAGAAAGAAAGCTCATCCCTACTGGTATATTTGTCTCCCTGGTTGATTGGGATCATTACGTTATGGCCATTCGTCCTCGATCTGGTCTTGCTATCAGAGAAGGATTCACTGTTCTCAACTCCCCAGGCACCATCGACTCTGATTACAGAGGCGAGATAAAGGTGATAGGCATCAACCTGTCAAGGGAAACTGTTGTTATTCAGCCAGGAGAAAGATGTGCCCAGGCGGTCATTCATCGCCAAGTGCAGATCGGATGGAACCAGTTGAGTTCTGTAGAGCTTCTTTCAGACACTAAGAGAGGGGATGGTGGTTTCGGTCACACCGGAAAGAGCTAACCCTGAAATCCGTATCTATGATCATATGAGCATCGTCTAATGGCGATGCTTTTTGCTTTTTCAGACATCCCTTCATGAAATTCTCTCCCATTGTACATCTCCTCACCATAAGCCTTTATGTCCTCTATCTCTCCTGTGATGTCGTAGTACCTTCCCTTGATCTTTGTCACTACATGCTCTATTAGGGTATCCTCATAACCGAAATAGCAGGGGATGGCCTCTGGGAACGCTGTCTTGAGTATCTTGTATAGCCTGTAACATCCACCATTGGTAAATATGAATTCAGCGTACCAAATAGTACGCTGATTCCTTATTGTTATTTTACCTGCTGAATGCCTTATGGCCTGGATGAGTGAAAGTATCACAATATGCAGAACTCCTTAAACGATGGTAACCTATGGCTTTCGTTCTTTTTCTTGGGGAACCATTTGGTGAATGATCTCTTCACCTCGGGGGATGTATTCAAGTTGAAGGTGGCCTGGGTTGGATAACCTGTTCTTGATGGTATTCTGAGCTTTATTATGGGCATCTTATACCAAGCTTCTGCTGCCACATATTCAGAGTCTTTCCTGATGACATTGTATTTGGTGGGAACCCCTGCAGGTATACCACCCACAACAATGGAATCAGGTCTCTTAGAGTATTCTATGATGTTCTCTATGGTCTGCCTCAGCACTTGGTCGTCCAACATCCATAGACTTTCCACCACCTTGTGTCTATGATCCCTTTCGAGTGGGTGATAGAATTTGTCGCCTTTTGAATCTCTGTAATGACTAACATCCTTGAATCTCTCTATGAGAGGTGCAAGCATATCAAAGAAGATTTTTGCCTGCTGATATGCTTGTTTATTGGTTCTACTCATAGCCTCATAAACGTTTTCAGTTTTATTGTGTAATTCTTCTAGGGTGTCTGTGTATACCATTTCTCCGGTCTCCTCATCCTCTATTTCAAATCCGCTTCCATGGCTGAATTCTGGAAACCTGGGGTCAGATATGTCGTTGCCCAGGAATATGACTTGGTATTCTTCGTCACCATGGTGCCAAATGCGCACCGCATCTTTCACCTTGAATGAGATGAGATGGCTTCCATATTTGTAACCGTTGCCCTTTGTGCCATATTTCTTGAAATCACGCTCGGTATATCCAAAAACAAAACCTCCCTTTTTGTGGGTCATTGTTCTGTTGAAACGGGTGGTGTATGCCAACTGTGTGAAATCCGTGACTCCGTGGAACCCACCATGACTAATGGCATCATGAGGAAAATCTGAGGCTCTGATCACATAAACATCTTCCAATTTTTCTGGAGAATCCATGAAATACCACGCTGGGATATCAGTCTCATGAACACCTCCATTGGCCATGAAATTGCTTATGTTCTTTATGAGCCATTTCCCGAAATCTTCCACCAGATGTTCATGCTTTTCTATACCGTCCAGTAGGTTTATGATTTCGTATGATTCCATGTCCTCAGTGAGCGCTATTATTTCTGGTTTGTTCATGGCATCGAATTCATCCTCAAACCAGTCCTCCCAGTAATAATGCAGAGAATATGCAGCATCTTGCGCCTTTTGTTGGTCTGTCATGGACAGGTAATCCACCACTGCATCGAGGTCTTGCTTGTCCAGATTTTCCAGTATGTTAGTTCTCCGAGGCATGTTTTCTGTATTTATTTGGGATGGCTTTCATGTTCACATATGGAGAAGGCCAAGAAAAGTATCTCCCTTGGCCTTCCTTGCTTTCCGGTATGTTAAGCCCACTTAAGGCTCCTGAGGCAAAGGAAGGGCCATCGTCTGGCCTTCCTTGAGCCAGTCAGATAGGTAAAGTCCGCCAGCCACCGCTATGAGTCGTCTACTGGGTATCTTGGTGGCACTCCGCAGGTCTTTGGTGTGGATAAATGAGAATTCTTTGGTATCTATGAGAAAGTTCATCATTGAGTATACCCAGGTTCCCCCCAGGAATCTTTCATTATGGACCACTTTACCACACAGGATGCCATGCCCTCCAATTCTCTCTATGACACCATGAACCCACTTTTTAATGAAATGTTCCTCACATTCGCTGAACACCCCATACTCTTCATCCACCAGATTGCGCACGGATCGGGGGAAAAGCAAAGTGAACGCTATCCAGCAACAAAGCTGGTAGAAATAATCACCAGGGTTGTGCTGAGATACCACTTCATCAAAATGTTTCAACAAATCGTTGAAATCATAGGCTCCATAATTGGTCATATGGTTCTCATTGATGAATCTATTGGCCATGAAAATGGAGGCGTTCACCATCACCTTTTCATACGGCATATCTTCGTTATCATGAAGGGTTTGAAATACACCCTCCAACGCTTTTTGGGAGAGAACCCTTTCATTCTGATTGGAAATCTCCCCATAAAGCTGCATGATTGAGATTCCACATTTCCAATTGCCGAACCCCATGAGGTTGTACGCAAGCTTGATAATGTCGCTGGAATTCATGTGACCCCAGGTGTCCGCTCCTGTCTTAGGAACGTTTTTGTGTTTTTGTGTAAGTAGTGCTGTGATCATTCCTGTGTAATTTCGTAAAGTTTAGCGAATACTTTTTCCTCAGTTGCCCTACTCAAATCCTGGGTGACCCCATTACCAGTATGGAAACTGAGTGGCCAAAATCGGTGAATATCATAGAGTCCATTCCATTTGGAAATCACCACCCATTCTGGAGAATCAACTGTGTGAATGTTTTCACAAAATTGGACATCACCTTTTACCCATTTCTTGAATTCTGGTGATTCTTTGAAGGTTTGTTTGTTTGCTAATGTGTGTACTGGCATTTTTGTTTTAATACTCCAGGACAGTAACATGTGTTTCAAATATGAAAAAGCCTGGACTCATCGCCCAGGCTCCATACACACATCCATTATGGATAAAGGAATTCGTGATTTCTTAAATGTCCGCTTCGTTGGCAAATAGCCAATTGTAGAAAGAAGGTGGTTCATCACCCATCATGAAGACCTTGCCGTATTTATCCACGCTTTCTTTGAAGAATGCTGCCACTGCTGCTACGAGTTCGATGTGAGAGGTGAACCCTGTGACTGCTGCATCATACATCAACGCCTCAATGATCTTGCGGAACACTTGATCAAGTATCCATCCGGAAGATTCTGATGGGCTGATACCAGCAGGATAAGTCTCCTGGAACGCCATGATGATGGTTTTGATGTTCTTTGTGAGGTTGTCAGATGTTGCCATCATGGCAGGATTCTTTGTAGCGAATTGCTCGAACATTGGGAGCCTGTTTTTCTTCATCTTTTTACAAATTCAATTTCTTTATCTTTATTTATTGTTTCTATGATTTTTGGATTCTGGAGATGTTCTTCGAAAATCTCAATACAAACGTATTCTTCACCTGCAGCGATAGCAGCTTTTAACCTGTGGTTGGAATCTCTTATCTGGATGTCGATGTTGCCCAGGTCTCCCTCACCTTTCTTTATACCTTCCAACATCTCCAGTTGGAAATTCATCCACACATCAAATGCTTCCATGTCTTCCTCATCATCATGGTATGGAGTGTCTTTCCACAATTCTTTGATGAGTTCAGGTGACTTCCCATACTTCACGATGTCGAGCCTGTGCTTCGAGAAAAACGCTTCTGTTTCCCTGTAAACGCTCGGCCACATAAGCTTCTCGATTATCAGTTCAAAATCCTCCTGGCCCAGGTAGTAGTCCCAATCCTCATCTCCAGTGCTTGCGGGTACACTCAAACCATAGTCATGGGAGAGGTAGCCACCAATGTGGGCCGCTTGCTGCTCAATAACGTCTATGATTTCAATGACAGAAGCAAATGCATATGAGCACTCCACATCCACCCTTTCTCCTCTCCAGTCAGCTTCTTTGAAGAAGTTCTTGAACCTTTCCACTTTCTCAGGATAGAAGATGTTATCAACCCTGTGGTTGATGCGATCTTTATGGACCACCACCATTTGCCTGGGGTCGCCCCACCAGCGAATCATCCTGGTATCATGAAAGACGCGATGCTTTTTGGTTTCCTCGGGCATTTCATACCCAGGGTCGAACTCTTCAAATATTGGTAGTCTATTGCTCATTGTTTTTGAATTCTTCAAATAAAGGTAGTGACTGTTTTGTTTACATTGGTATAGATTGAAATTGCTCGAAGTCATCTGTGTCTCCAGATGCGTCTGCAACGTTTATCATGACAGGATTGGCCAAATCCACTGTCAGCTTCAAATTAAGGCGTTTAGCTACATTGGGCAGTTCCTGGAGTCTGTCACCAAAATCAGAAGACTCATTTATCCGCTTCTTTGCTTGCTTGCCACCTTTTCTTTCGAACACCCCCTGCAGCTGCTCTGGACTCCATCCTTGCATGTTGCCGTTCCATAGAGTGTTACCATCAACATCCTCCAGGTAATAGGCATAGACCGTATCGCTTGTAAGATCGGTTTTGGACACCATCATACCAATCTGGCCAGTGCTCTTCACCTTGTACTTCTGGCGAGTGTCATTGAGACGATTGTTTCTGAGGGTGATGTCACCTGCTACCGATCTTGGGAATCCCTGGAGATTGGTGAGCAGGTTGTCATCAGCATAGAAATCATCACCCACCACTTCTGGTGCACCATCCAATGAGGTGATTCTGTTATTGGATATGTTGAAGATACCAGGAACTTTCCTTGGGCAGCCCTGGAGATTGGTGAGTTTGTTATTGGCAACATTAAAATCCCTACCAACTTCTCTGGGGGCACCAAATAGTGATGTGAGTCCACACCCATTGACGATGAAATCACCAGTCACTTTCCCGAACTGGAAAGGGAGTTGTCTCATCTCTTTATCAAACACCACCACTGAACCAGTAACATCCACCACACCATCTGGAGAGATGTATGTTCCTGTTTTTCCTGGTATATCAGAAATCTCACCTCCGACTATATCGGAAGTCATCAGGTAAATCCTGATACTCTCTGGATCAGTGAGGAAGGTGGAATTGCTTTCGTTCACTGAACGTCTTTTTTTGTTGGTTTCTCCGAATTTCTTAAGCATTGTTTGTCGCTTTTTATTATTTTAACATTAAAAAAGGGAGATGGTCACCAATTAAGGTGCCCTTCTCCCTCAGAACCAAAAGCTATATTACGCAGAAACAAATCCACCAGAGCTAACTCCACCGGAATTTGTGATGGTAATACGGTTGATGAACACCGAGTAAACCCCAGTAGGTGTGATGCTGATATCAACAATTCCAACGTTGGAATTGGCAGCAGCCTCTGGGTTGTTGGTGGCATCCATTGTCACTTCAAACTCCTGGATGGCGTTGTATCCATTCTGGAGAGTGGTAAGATAAGCATCCAAGAGCGTTTTGATTTCATTCCTGATGCTATTATCGTTGAATTCAAATAGGTAGTTGCGAAGGATTCTCTCCGATTCCGTCTGTACCGAGATCAAAAGATCACGAACGTGGAGCTGGTTCAATGAACTCGCCAGGGTCTGGTATGCTGTTCTGTTACCAAACACCACAATGTTACCATCATTTCTGCGGTAGATTGGGTTGATCCCTTTATCCTCCAGATAACCACGATCGGTAACGTTCAACTGGTATTCAACCCCCTGGATTCCAGTGGTGGAAAGAATTCCACGTCTGATACCTGCAACAGCAGAAAATGGCTGATTATTGGCGTGCTTCTGCATGAACTGATTGGATACCAATGCTGCAGGTGGCATGCTCACCACACCATCTCCATCCTGGATGAGGATGTTGGGTGTGAAAAATCCTGCGAAGTCAGCACCTTGATCCTGGGTGGGCATGGTGTACAAGAAATCAGGATTCTCAGAAAGGTTGCCACCATCCTTAATGTAGCGGACGTTCATTGCTGGTTCTGGGTCTGCAGCAGTTGCAGAATCCGTGAATCGTGGGTTGAGTGAATCACCAAACTCCTTGAAAGATGGCGTGTTACACAATGCCATGCACTTCTGGCGACCTTTGGCCAATCTGGTGAGGATCGATTTCGATCCTGTCTCCAGCCCATTGTTGAACGTATCCACAATGTAACGGAAGTTGATCATATCAGAATCAGTCAAGGCAGCGAACAAGTTTGTGTCTTCCATCACCCCGTAAATCTCGTTGGTACGAGCGGTGGTGTTATTTGGCATGTGGGTGGTGTTGACCTTGAACCCTGCCAGATATGTCATATCAAAGTTCGTAAGGAAGCTTTCAAACGGTTTATAAACCTCGATCTGGTCACCATTGGTTCCTGAGAGTGCAACTGCATCCAGGATGGTGGTGATTTCAATGTGAGTTGGTGTTGGAGTTCCATAACGCTTGATCCTGGAGATTCGGCTCAGCACCGGATTTCCGTCTGAATCTGTGGCTCTGATGTAGTCAGTGGTGGCTATGTTTGCCTCATTGGCAATTGCAACCCTGATGGTCTTGCTGTCCACGAAAGTGGCATCATACCGAGTGCGGAATCCACCTGATGCGCTGATGATGGCAACTCCAGTTGCAACTGCAAATCCGGAAGCATCATAACTGTCTGTGAATCCAACCAAGTTTCCGGTGGAAATTGGTGTGGAAAGAGCTGCATCTGTGTAAAGCTCCACCTTCAATACTTCCCTGTTATCATTCCACTCCAGGGTGTTGTCCCTGGTCTCTGTGAATTTCAGGTAGTAGTTATCAGTTCCATCATTGATGATGTCACCATTGGTGATGGTACCCGCCTTGAAGTCCTTGTAAACCTCGGAGTCCTTGTCTGCCACGAAGAAGGTATCAGTACCATCCTCTTTAAGCGAGTTCCTTACGAGGGCCACCGTGTAGTTCCCTGTGGTCACTTTCATATCAACAAAGCTGCCAGATGCGGCAGTTTCATTGGCCTTATAAAGGGAAGTGACACTGAATGTCACACTGGATGCTGTCTTGGAGACTTTTGTGACCTCAAGTCCAGGGTTCGCTATTGGAACACCAGCATTGTTACCAGCAGTCGTTCTCTCACCCTCGAAGATGCTACCAACGGTGAGCAAGTTGTAAAGGGTCTGATAGCTTGCGTGGGCAGCAGGAACCTTAATGGTGAGCGTATTATCACCAGTGTTCGATGTGAGAACCGTTCCAGTGGTTGCCACCTGATAATTTGACTGGGCGATAACTGTGGTGGTGACTGCGAATCCATTTGGTCCATCTCCTGCTCCAGCAGCCGCAGTGATTGTGATGACATTTCCATTTGCTGTGGCATCGTAATCCGGTGCGCTGGTGTTGCTATTGATCTCGCTCACAATATCCGCCACGGTCTGGTTGATACTGGTGTTGAATGCAATGTTCTGGGAAAGAATGTTCACTGAATTGATGGTGATAGCACTCACTTGACCAGATGTTCCCCCATCCAGGCTGATGGTGATTTGCGACTTCACCTCATCCACCCCACCAGTCATGGTGGCAGACGATAGCGCAGCAGTCATGGTGGTTGTGTTCACTGTGACCGCTTTGCCATTTGGCGTGCTTCCAGAAAGTGCAGCACCTACGATAGTGACCACTGCACCTGCAGCAGTTGCGGTATAGTTGGGGGAACTGGTATTGCCAGTGATGCCAGCCGCCAAATCCGTTGCAGTTTGCTCAGGGCTGGTGTTGAAGTTGACCGCACCAGATGTGATGGTGACTCCATCTATGATAACAGAATCGACTGATCCAGAAGCTCCTGCCAGTGTGACCTGAACACTTGCCAGATTTTCATCTGCACCACCATCCATGATACCAGGATTGGTGAAAACGAGGTCTGCGCCTGGATTGTTTTCGTAAATCAGTGTCTCTTCTGCTTTACCTTTATATGACAGCATGTCAATGGCCTGCACATCCTCTGTGAGGAATCGGTGGCCAACTGTGTCCAGATAATTGCTGTTGGTGCCATCAGTGAAGTTGTTCAACTCAGTGATGTCAATTGCGCAAAGGATTCCATTCGCTGTAACATCGCTGTTGATGATGTCCTCAATGTAGCGTGTTTTCCCCTCCAGGTCAACGAATTTCGGGATGATACAACCAGAATAGATGGCTCTCAAGCTAACTTCCGGCTGATCGAGGAACGAATCTATGCTGGATGTCACCAGACCATCAGAATTGAAGTAAGCACCAAACACAGGGTCTTTTGCAAGCTGATCGTATCTGTCTGGCCCATAGTTACCGTTCAATACGATAACATCAATGAAGTAGTCAGAAATGAGATCGTCTGGACGAACGTAGTCCGGAATGTCTTTGCCCTGGATACCATACCACTCTCTTGCAGAAATGTCAAACCCAGCAACAGTGGATTTGCGTGTGATGAGCGTGCAAGGATTCTGGGAAATGTTTACAAGATTGAAAAGCTTTCCGGCATCCTGGGTGGCTCTGGTTGCAAGGAATTTGTCCTCATCTGGAAACCAGAAGTTGTCTTTGTTGTAGAAGCTACTGAAAAGTTTGCTTCTATTGATGCCATTTTTAGCTGCCACATCCAATGAGAATGAGCGGTAGTTGATCACATCTGCTGTCGCGGTGGGTTCTCCGCCTGATGTGGTGTTGTCCAGGTTCATGAGGTTAAGAGCCAGGATTGGTCCTGCTTCCAGTGCCATTTCAGCACTTCTATGGAAGAATGATCCCAACTTCTCCAAGTTGCGATCGATCTCGCCAAAAATAGCCCTAAATCTCTTTTTGTCATTGGCATCGATATAAACAGGTGCGTTGAACACCCCATTTCTTGAGAAACCAACGACCAACCTGAGAATTTGATTTCCGATCAACGCAGGGCTTTGTGTAGCATCCACGTATATCGTGTAGACGCCAGCTGCGCTATATTTCGAAAGATTAATAACAGATGTTGCCATATTTCAAATGATTTGATTAATTATCTTTTGCTTATGTATCGCTTGGAAACCCATAGAAACCCATACCCATAACTAAAACAAAAGGATGGCACAAAATAACCGTTGGAATACCAGAAAAGTAGAGGAACTTATAGAGAATTACAAGCTCACTGGTGTCATACCCATGGTAAACCCATTTTGGAAGAGAAATCTTCAATGGAGAAAGCCAAACATAGTATTCGAATACACCGAGGAGGAGATAGCGAAAATGGCCTATTATAATGACGATCCTGTGTCATTTGGCCAGAATGAATGTAAGGTGATGACGGATGATGGTGTGAAGAATGTGAAATTGAGGGACTATCAGATAGACCTTGTTAGGTCATTCAATGATTATCGTAGGAATGTTGTTATGGCCTCCAGGCAGTGCGGAAAGTGTGTGACATTTGATACAATGGTGGATGTCATATCTGCGGAAGGTAATGAAACAAAAATCCCGATATTCGAACTTCACTATTTAATGAAAGAACAAACATCGGGATTGAGTGCCGTAGACAAACTGAAACGATGGACTTATCGACAGTTGATGAAAAATTAAGGGTAGATGTCGGTGTCCCAGCTGATTTCAACTTCTGACACCACAACGGTAACATCACCTTGATCCAGGGCCACATTCACAAAAGATGGTGCCTTCTTCACAACAAATCCATCAACATTTCCATCCATGTACGAGTGAATTTGTATGATCTTTTTCTCCAGGGCTGTTAAAAGGATGTACACTTGCTGTGGTGTCATAGCAGCAACACCATGGTTGTCCATCCAATCTTCCCATGCCTCTTCTGATTTATCATCATTTGCTTCCCAATCTGATCTGAAACTTGACGCTTTAATACCCGCATCTAGCAATGCTTCTGGATACAGCACATATACACCATCTAATAGGTCATAATCCAGGTTGGAGGGATTGATGTCTGGTGAAAAGTTTTCGTTGATGGCCTTTTTGTTGCCTTTTTTAATGGATTTGGTTCCATCAAAGGACTCGAATTTCTGCAATTTTTTCTTTTTCATGAACTTTGTTATTTGTATGATGGTGAATAATGAGGATCAACTCCTCCAAAAAACAGGACGACAGTTGCAGCATTTAAACCTTTTCTGTGATCATATGCTGCTGCATTAAAGAACGATCTATCATCCAGTTTACCGTTTTTCTGAACACCAACGAATGGGCCATCATAGTCTGTGCATATGATAATGCTTCCCTCCTGGATTCTCTTGGCTATGATCTCCAGCTTTATAAGCTGAATATTGACATCAAATCCATTGAGTTGGATTTGTGGTTCGCTGTTGTACTTCTTCACAAGATTTTGTAAAGGGAAGTTGTTTTCAACAGCCCATTTCACGTAAAGCAGAAAACTGGTGTCGTATTTGTTCAATGGTAAAATGTCTCCATCCTGCAACCTTCTGAGGAATTCCTTCTCTTCTGGTTCCAGATTTCTACCTTCCATAGAATCGAGGTAACCATTAAGTGTGGCTTGATTTGCCATGGACGGATCAACACCCGTCACCAGTTTAAATTGATGGGCAATGGCTTCCTTATGGTTTTGACTCATCCATCCAGCATCTTCTGGTGACATGATGGATTCGCTGATTTTTCCCCGAATTTCTTAAGCATTTTTATTGGGCATTAGAATAATCCTGAAAACTCGATTTCATTTTTAGAGAATATGAGGCTTATGTCCTCATCAAATTTTACACACTGGCCGTATTTCATGCCTGGAGGAACAGTGAATGCAGATTCTTCCTGGAGAGGAAAACATTTCATCTCACCTTTCTCTACCAACAGTTTGGCTGTAAACACTTGCTGTGGTGTCAATTCAGACAAAGTGTAGATTTCATTAAGTTCTATTTCAACGAAATGATACCATCCACCCTCTGATTGGTCTGAATAATCATTCCATTTTTCCATGAATTCCTTGGAGGTTCCACCAGCTCCTCTACAAGCCAGTACTATGGCCTGGGCATCTGCGTATTCCAATGTTTGGAAGTCATCGTTGGTGGGATCGATGTCCATTGAATAGAACGCGTTTTCGTTCATCTTCTTGGGTGATTTTTTTGATTTAGGGTTTTCCCCGAATTTTTTGAGTCTGTTCATTGTCTGTTATATTTGGTCAGTTAACACCATGTGCTCATCGAAAGGCTGTCTGCTGACGATTATCATGGCGATTGAAAGGTTTCTGCGATAGTCATATGATTGCGGAACCATAATCATGTCATTGTTTATTTTACCAATTTCCTGGAATGGGAAGTTGTCAGTGTTCTCATGCAACAATGTTACCTCTCCGTATCTGAGGGATTCTGCAAGCTCATACACCTTATCGTCATCCATATCGAGGTTGAGATCGACATTCATATGATCGCTGACATACCCACTGAACATCTCTGCCAATTCTGCGGTTGCTGGGGCATCCTCTATGAGGCACATTTGTCTGAGGAAAAGAAGAAAGCTGGGAGGATAAGAATTAAATTGTCCGTTTATCATATCAACCACACCAGCCAAATCCTCATTGATGGGTTTTTTGGATTCTGATATTTCCCCGAATTTTTTAAGTCTGCTCATGATGTAAATTTTTTATATTTATTATAAGGACCATTTGAGGTTGGAAGGATTGCAAGCTTCGCCATTTGGGCCTCTGAACCTCACAAACACGTATCTGGAATTGAATGATATGATCTCTCCCTCTTCTGATTCTGGTGAACCATCTGGGAGATGCGGTGGTGTATACATGACTTTTCTACCCACATCGTTCACGCCAACTATTTTGTCTTCGATCTTGAGATTTCCTGTCATGGTTTCTAATGTTTTTGATATAAAAAAGGCCGAGGTCTCCCAACCCAATAGGGAGATTATAGAAAATCAAAACCTCCTGTTATGAATCTTACGTTCTCTGTTGATAAACCAACTACTGAACGATTACTATCTTTCTAACTTCCCCGCTTTCAATGCCTCTTATTATTATAAGGCTGTTACGGGGCATGGTTTCAAATTGGAGTTCTCCCAAGTATTGATAAGAGAAGTTCCATACTTTGAATCTGAATTCGTATTGTTCAGGATTCCACAAACTAAATGTTCTGGAGAAACTAACAGAACCGTCCATATCAATGGCACTAACCCCAATGAGGTTTTCTCCAGGCTGTGACATCTTAAACTCAACTTCATACACTTTGGTGCGGCTGGGGTCATCAGAAGGTTTCAGGATGATGGTGTCATTCCCAACTGTAAGCTCATATCTGGATAGATTCACCTCATCACGAACCCTCATCCTGAATCTACCAAGGTCTTTATTGATGATATTCACATCTGCAGCAAGGACATCAACCGGAAATGGATTTAGCCTGCATGCTCCAGGAAATGGATTCTGGAAAATGTTATTCATTGTCCAGAAGGAACATTGCCCAAGATTGGGAGTGAACAATCCTGCAGTGATGGTCACGTAGTTGCCATTCTTAGGGAGATCAATACCAAACAAGGTGGCTTCCTTTGGTGAGGTAACGATCTGGGACTGCCCATAGGCGGTGACCGCCAGCATGTAGTTGGGCTGTGGGTTTGATATGCTCACTTCCACAAACCGTGTGTAAGATGAGGCTGTGTCGGTGCACGATACAGAATCCACAACTCTCACTTGGTAGATTTGGGATGTGCATTGACCGTAGATTTCTGAAAATAACGAGAGCAGGGCGAATAATGAAAATAAAAGTCTCATGTTGCTGTGGTTAAAATGGTCATGGCTGTTGACCTTAAAATTTGAATTCTTCTTCGTGAATCTTCAATGCAATGAACATGGAAAAGTTGGCCACGTCAGCACATTTTCTCAAAATATCAATGTTATCCTCTTTATTTACTCCTTTCAACAATTCCGTATGTAGCTTTTCCGTATAGGTACACAGAGAGTTATACAGCTCATCCAGTGTGGAGAACTTCCAGCTATCCCCTTTTGTCCTCTCGTTGAGTGACATCTGGGCTTCCATGAACCCCGCAAACTTGAGCACATCCACCCGCAGTCGTGTGGGCACCTTCTCAAACAATTCCTTCATGTTGTTGAATGCAGTGGAATCATCGATGGCGGTTATCAGATCGTATGCATTTTCTGCATCTTTCTCTGGGTGCTGGGGAAAATTCATTTCATCCAGGTTTATGTTTCCTCGTTTTTTACTCATGTTGGTTGGTTTGTACGGGTTTTAGTACAAAAGACGTGCCATGGTTCCCAATCTACAGTAAACAGAAATCCATTGGTTGGCATCTAAATAAAACAAAGGCACCGTTGGTGTAATACGATGGAACGAATTCACACAAGCTTAGAATCTTTGCTATACCATCAACACAACAATCATCTAACGTACAAGGTAACTGAGACGGCTGATACCATATTGGTGGAAAGTCTCATATTTCGCGTACCTGCGTTGGTTAGGGTTGTGCTTGAGGACATATGCGACTATGCAGACAATTTCCAGAAAACCATCATACTTGAATCAAATCAAGTGGGGTATGCTGGGGAAATAAAGGTCATAAAATTGATCTGTAAACACAATTATGGATTCATAAGGCTCAGGAAAGTGGGTATGATGAGGATGGCATCATGACACCATCTCCCTTATAACAGCCTTATACTCCCTGGTACGATCTGATAATAAACTGATGCCATAATGTGTGTTATTAAAAAGGAACTGAGATGAAAAATCACCCCAGTCCCACCGAAGCGTGCTACAGCCTAAACCTCCGGTATTTGTATTTCTTCTACGAATTTCCATTTGGTATCCACCAACTCACTAACGGAAACTTTGTCTACAACATTTCCCTTGATGATGGGATAATTTTCCACTATCGCCTGGATGACGGATTCATAATCACCATCAATGGAATCGAAGGTTCTATTGACTGGGTGTGGTGAATTGTCCTTGAATAGAAAAGTCGCAGAAAATCTCCTGTTGGTTTTCTTGCCAAATCTTCCATAGGTGGAGTTTGATGCAAATCTCAGTGCAGATGCTACAAAACGTTTGCTCATTGTGATGTTGATAAAATGCAAGAGGGGTGTCACCCCCTCTTACGGTGCCTATGTGCTAACACGATTCCTCATGTCTCACACATCATGGTATGTCATCCATGCAACATCTGTTTCAAATATAAATTGAGGGAACCACGTTTGATGATCCCCTCAGGTAAATCGAAATCTCTAAAGAGTAGGTTATAGAAAAGAACGGTCAACTTTGGGTGTGACATTCAACACCGCTAAATCTCTTTTGCTTGATTCCATTCTCAAAAGACGCATGTACCTGCTTTTCATGTCATCATGGTGTGATGGTTGAGGTTTCTTTCCCTTGGATTCGGAGTGTGGCCGTATTTTCTGGAATTCCTCAAACATTCTCAAGCTCATGATTTTTTCAATTTGATGATTGTTGTTGATATGTTCGTTCCGGAATCCTTGAAGGTTCCTTTTGGTATATCGATGGTATGCGCACCATATATCCTCATCAACCTTCTAAAATCTTCATATTTGTTACCTTTTCTGGTTTTCCACGACCCCATGGATAGAGTGACAAGCACTCCCCCTGGACGAAGATGGTCCACCATCTTGGTTATGTGTTCCACATCCAACCCATTTTTGAAAGGAGGATTGGCTATTATTCTGTCGAATTTATTGGTGATGGGAAAATGCATGAAGTCATCGCCAACAGTGATGTTATCGAATCTGCTGAGTTTGTCTCTGTATGATGCTATCTCAAATGCAGTGATGTGGGTAATTGGTAAAACCTCTCTTATGGCTTCAATGATGGCACCCTCTCCTGCAGAAGGTTCCAGGATTTTGGCACCGTTGTATAGTTCAGCCATTCCCACCATCTGGCGTGCCACCTTTTGGGTGGTGAAATAAGACTGGTTGATTTTCTGGAAGTAATACTTGCCGGATTGTAACAGATCATATGCTTCTTCTGCATTCATTCCGGTCTCGAACCCACCTATTCCGTTTACCTTGGAATAAGGCCAATCTGCTTTACGAAGTTCCCTTTTTATGACAGCAAACGCATCTTGGTTGATGCTATACCTTGGGAATTCCAATCTGGTGCCATTGGGAACCAACAAAGCCAGGGAATCGAAAGGTGTAGGTAAAGAAAAACTGCCTCTGAACTCTACCCAATCAGCACCATCTAGGAGTTGCTGCTTTTCATGGTGTGTCAGTTCATAATCGTTACCATCGGCACAGGGAGCATGCCCAGTTCTGATGGCCATGGGTATATCATCCACTACGCAGGTGGTGACTCCATATAACCCAGAATGTACTGTGAACTCCATGGGAAGGTCTCTATCTTCGAGTATGGCTTTGAATTCAGGCATCATGTCGTTTATATTATTTAACAAATTGGGGAAACCCACCCATTTGATGGATTTCCCCTCAACCTATTAAAAATGAGAAATAAGGGTGTCTAAAAAATTGGGGAGGGGCTTCAAGCCACGCCACCTCCCCTGGAACCCCCAAGCCCTAATGGACTGGGAAATCTTTAAGCCGGAGCATCCTCCTGGGGAACATCAAAAATCTTC